ATGGCCTAAACTCCGCAAAACCAGTACTCTCAGGTACTTGCGCGAATGGCTTTAGTGACACCCAGCAAAGAACACCCTATCCCCTATGATTTAACGGACGAAACGCCGACTACGCTGTTGGACGAATTGACTGTTGCGGGGAACACGGCGGAAGTTCAAGTTGCTTTGGGCGCTACATTAGAGTTGACGGCTAAAGATGAGGCTCACGAGAAGGCTTTATTGAACGCTGTCACCAAGAATCGCAAGGTTTCCAACTTAAAATCCCCCACTACCGCGTATGCGGCAGCTTCGTTCCTACGCACTTACGGCCAACAACTGGCATTTGATGCGGCTCAGGCTCGTGGAGCTATAACTAATAAGCTTATGGAGATTGCTGACTGTGGTGACACACGGTATGAGCTTAAGGCATTGGAATTGCTAGGGAAACACAGCGACATTGGGATATTTACTGAGCGCAGTGAGCTAACTATTAAGTACCAGAACCCCGCTGATTTGGAAGAAGCGATAAAGGAGCGGGTTAAGCGATTGCTTAATGCTAATTTGGTAGATGTTGCTCCTTTAAATGCGGATTTGGACGAGGAGTTGGGTGTATTTACTGAGGAGGCAATTGTAGATGCCGAGCCATAATGCCTTGGGGGAAATAAATTTACGGGACATACCGAGTATTTTGCCGATGTTGTCCCAGGCAGAGCAAGAGATACTGCTGGCGGAACTGGATCACTTAGAAGAACTTAAGAAACGAGATTTGTTGCAAGAAAGATTTATGCCTTTTGTAGAAGAGGTGTGGCCTACATTCATAGCGGGGAGGCATCATGGCAGAATGGCTTCGGCGTTTGAGAGGGTGGCTAATGGTACTTGTAAGAGGCTTATTATTAATATGCCTCCTCGTCATACTAAGTCTGAGTTTGCTTCTTACTTATTGCCTGCATGGTTTCTGGGTAAATATCCGCATAAGAAAGTAATTCAGACGTCGCACACAGCAGAGCTAGCAGTAGGGTTTGGTCGTAAGGTACGTAACCTTGTGGACCAGACAAACTACCATGATGTGTTTCCTGACCTAGCACTTCAGAGTGACTCTAAAGCAGCGGGTCGCTGGAACACTAGCAAGGGTGGAGACTACTTTGCCATAGGTATTGGGGGTGCGGTAACGGGTAAAGGTGCTGACCTGCTCATTATTGACGACCCACACTCGGAACAAGAGGCCGCTATGGCCGATAACAACCCCGAGATATACGATAAAGTCTACGAGTGGTATACATCAGGCCCACGACAGAGACTACAGCCCGGTGGGGCTATTGTAATTGTAATGACACGGTGGTCATTGCGTGATTTGACCGCGCAGGTGCTTAAAGCAGCAGCTCAAAGAGGTGGGGAAGAGTGGGAAGTCATTGAATTTCCTGCAATTATGCCCTCTGGCAACCCGATGTGGCCTGAGTTCTGGCCCGCACCGGAACTGGCAGCGTTAAAAGAAGAGCTACCCAACAGTAAATGGATGGCTCAGTACCAGCAAGACCCGACATCGGAACAATCTGCAATAATTAAGCGTGAATGGTGGAATGAGTGGGAAAAAGATGACCCACCGTCCTGTGAATTTATCGTGCAGTCATGGGATACGGCATTTGAGGCTAATAATCGTGCGGATTACTCGGCATGTACGACATGGGGGGTGTTTTTTAACGAAGAAACCGATATGTACAACCTTTTGCTGATAAACGCGCACAAAGATAGGTTAGAATTCCCAGCGTTGAAGCGGGTTGTGCTGGAGCAGTACGATAAGTACGAGCCAGACTCAATGATTGTGGAGAAAAAGGCTTCAGGAGCGCCACTTATTTATGAACTTAGGGCTATGGGCGTTCCAGTACAAGAGTATACTCCCGTGAGAGGCACGACTAACAGCCCGAACAATAAAATGGCTCGTTTGAACTCAGTATCCGATATATTTGCTTCAGGGATAGTCTGGGCGCCCAATCGTAGGTGGGCAGAAGAGGTAATCGATGAGGTTGCTAGCTTTCCTGCGGGTGAACACGATGACTATGTGGATTCCACTATAATGGCGCTTATGCGCTTTAGACAGGGTGGCTTTTTGCGCTTACCAAGTGATGAAGCGGAAGAGCCACAATATAAACGCAGGAATGGGGCGTACTACTAATGGCTATTGAAAAAGGTTTATACGACTTGCCCGAGGGCATTGAAGACATGGAAGAAGGCGAAGCTATGGTAGCGATAGACGTCATGTCTGACGAAGGTGTTGAGGTAGTGCTGGAGGATGGCAGTGTTGAGATTACTTTTGGTGATGATGTAGACATGGATGCTGATCTTGCACCGTTCGATGCTAACTTAGCAGATTATATTGACGATCAAGAGCTTACAAAAATAGCTGGTGATCTTGTGGGATCAGTTGAAACTGATGTGAACTCTCGTAAGGAGTGGGCGGACACGTATGTTAAGGGTCTAGAGACTATTGGCCTGAAATACGACCAACGAAGCAGTCCTTGGGAAGATGCGTGCGGTGTATACAGCACAGTCCTAGCAGAAGCAGCCATCCGTTTCCAAGCAGAGGCCATGAGTGAGACGTTTCCCGCCGCCGGACCTGTACAAACTAAGATTCTAGGAGAGATAGACCGAGATAAGGAAGATGCAGCTTCGCGTGTTAGGACTGACATGAACTACGAGCTGACTGAGGTTATGACGGAGTACCGTCCTGAGCATGAAAGGATGCTATATAGCCTAGGATTAGCCGGTTCAGCCTTTAAAAAGGTGTATTACGACCCCAGTTTAGGACGCCAGACAGCCCTGTATATACCGGCTGAAGACGTAATTGTACCCTACGGAGCCTCTACAATAGAGCAAGCTGAGCGTGTTACGCACGTTATGCGTAAGACCGAGAACGAAATGGTCAAGCTACAGGCTGCTGGGTTCTATCGAGATGTAGAGCTGGGTGAGCCAGAGCCATTCCATAGTGACATCGAAGTAGAAAAAGCTAAAGAAGGTGGATACTCTCTTACTGATGATGACCGCTACTGTTTGTATGAGATTCACGCTGATTTAATTATTGAAGATGTAGATGTAGATGAGACAGATGATGGCTTTCAGACTGCAAAGCCCTATGTAATAACAATAGAGCGAGGCAAGAACACAGTACTGGCTATACGCCGTAACTGGAACCCTGACGATGTCTTGACGAAAAAGCGTCAACATTTTGTTCACTATGTATACGTACCCGGATTTGGATTCTATGGCCTTGGTTTAATTCACATTATTGGTGGGTATGCTAAAGCAGGCACATCACTAATACGCCAATTAGTTGACGCGGGCACGCTGTCTAACCTACCGGGTGGCTTAAAGTCTCGTGGGTTACGGGTTAAGGGCGACGATACACCCATCGGACCGGGCGAGTTCCGTGACGTGGATGTACCTAGTGGGTCAATCCGCGACAACATTCTGCCGCTCCCTTACAAGGAACCAAGCGCAACACTACTTCAACTACTTAATAAGATCACTGAAGAAGGCCGTAGGTTAGGCGCTATTTCAGACATGAACATATCCGACATGAGTGCGAATGCACCTGTTGGCACCACATTAGCTCTGCTTGAGCGTACTCTCAAACCAATGGCTGCGGTTCAATCCCGTGTCCACTATGCAATGAAGCAAGAGTTTAAATTGCTTAGAGAAATCATTGCTGAGTATGCACCTACAGAGTATTTGTATGCGCCTGACCGTGGCGAACCTAGGGCTAAACAAGCCGACTATGCCATGGTGGAAGTAATTCCTGTCAGTGATCCTAATAGCAGCACGATGGCACAACGAGTTGTGCAGTATCAAACCGTGTTGCAGATGGCACAGGCCACCCCACAAATCTACGACTTACCTCAGCTCCATCGCCAGATGATTGAGGTTTTAGGGATTAAGAATGCAGATAAGCTAGTACCGACTGATGACGATCTTTCACCCACAGACCCAGTGAGTGAGAACATGAATGCGTTGGTTGGTAAGCCCCTTAAAGCATTTATCTTCCAAGACCAAGATGCTCACATTGCTACGCATCAGGCATTTCTGCAAGACCCCCAGATCATGGCGTTTGTTGGGCAGAACCCCGCAGCGCAACAGATTATGTCTGTATTACAGGCCCACATGGCTGAACACGTAGCCTTTAGCTATAGGCAACAGATCGAAGTTCGCTTAGGCGCAGCGTTGCCACCGCCAAACGAAGAACTGCCGGAGCTTATTGAAGAAAATCTGTCTAGGTTGATGAGTGAAGCAGCTATTGAGTTGACTGAGCAGAAGCAAGCACAGGCAGCGCAACAACAAGCAGAGCAACAAGCACAAGACCCTGTTGTTCAAATGCAACAGCAAGAGTTACAGCTTAAGCAGGCTGAGTTACAACGTAAAGCCGCTAAAGACGCGATGGATGGGGCACTTGACCAAGAACGCTTAAACCTTGATGCACGTAAAGCCGATACCAACGCAACTTTAGAAGCCAACCGCATAGCCGCTCAAAATCAACAGTCGGAGGCTAAGAATGATGTGGCCGAAGCTAAGGTTATGTTGGATACCATAAAGGCTAAGGAGGAGGCTAGACGCACAGAGGCAGAAACTCAGAGAGACAGAGCAGAAGCTAACCGCGATAACCGAGAGAATAGATAACATTAACCTTAAAACCACAGGAGTTAGAACCCTATGAAGAAGAAAATAGAAGAAGCAGTAGAAAAACTTGTATCAACAGCGGAAAGAGCCACTAATCCAGACGAAGCAATGAAATACGCTCAGTCAGTATTGAATCTTGTAAACGCACTCGCTGTCCTAGACCGTATAGAGAGGGATAGATAATATGAAAGGTGTTAAGCATTACAAAAGAGACGGAACTGAATTTAAAGGTACCTCACACAAGATGGCCGATGGCACTTTGCACAGTGGAAAAAGTCATACTAAGGGTAGTGTGAAGTTATTCCACTTAAAAGACTTGTCTGCTACGGCAAAGAAGAAAGCTAAGTAAGAGGTAATAAGTAATGGCTACAACCGTCTTTGACGTGCTGAATTTAAAACTTACAGAGCTTAAAGGCTCTAGCGAAGAATTCTTAACCTCGGGTGGTCCTAAAGACTTTGCCGAGTATAAGGAGGTGTGCGGTGTGATTCGAGGTCTAAACGCTGCATTAAGAGAAGTAGGCGACCTTTCGCGTAACTACATGGAAGACGACGATGACTGAAATGACAGCTTTAGAGATAAAGCGCGATGAAAAGATTAAAGAAACAATGCAAACAGAGGAAGAGCTAGAAGCACAGCTTCCGAAGCCTGTGGGCTATCGGGTGTTAGTTGCACTTCCTAACGTAGATGAAACTTATGGCGAGAGCGGGCTAGTTAAGTCAACTCAGACGGTTCGTGATGAGTACGTCCTCTCTACTGTAGGCGCAGTTATTGAAATGGGGGGCCAAGCGTATTCAGACAAAGAACGTTTTCCCAACGGCCCTTGGTGCAAAGTAGGGGACTACGTGATGTTTCGAGCTAACACCGGCACACGCTTTAAGGTGGGTAGACAGGAATATCGTTTAATGAACGACGACTCTATTGAAGCAGTCGTTGCTGATCCGCGTGCTGTCACGCGAGCTTAAGGAGCAAGGTATGCCAATGCAACAAGTAGAGTATGAATTTCCAGACTCTGATAAAGAGACCACTGAAGTAGAAGTAAATCTGGACACCGAAGATGACAACAGTCTTGAAATAGAAGGGGCTGTAGGCCGGGAGGACATGAAGACCCCCCACAAAAAAGTCGAATCTGACGAAGTAGAGATAGAGATTGAAGATGATACTCCTGAAAGAGATAAGGGTAAGACACCCTCTAACTTTAAAGAAGTTGATGATGAAGAATTAGAAACATACTCTAAAAAAGTTAAAGTCCGCATTGGGCAACTTAATAAAGCTATACACGACGAACGTCGCGCTAAAGAAACAGCTTTTCGTGAACGCGAAGAGTTGGAACGTTTTGCTAAACAGACTATGGACGAAAACAAGAAGTTAAAAGGTTCTGTTGATCAAAGCCACAATACTCTGATTGCATCTGCCAAGAAGCAAGTTGATGGCGAACTTGGTATGGCTAGGAAGATGTATAAAGAAGCGTATGAATCAGGAGACTCTGACGCTATTGTAGAAGCACAAACTGTTTTAAATTCTGCTCAAATCAGAATGGACAAAATAACGTCCCTTAAACCGCGTTCTGCGCCTGAAGAAGGCAAAGCTTTACAACCGAAAGAAAATCCTGTTCAATCACAAGAACTTGCACCACAAGCGCCACAGCGCGATGAGAAAGCCCGAGAGTGGGCTGACGAAAATACGTGGTTTGGGGCAAAAACGCCAGCAGGCAAAGAAATGACTTCTTTTGCTTATGGTGTGCATGGCACATTAGTTGAAGCTGGGGTTGACCCCCGATCCGACGAATACTACGAGAAAATAGATGCTCGTATGCGACAAATATTTCCAGATCAATTTGATGATGTGGAAGTGAATACACAGGAAGCCAAGAAAAAAACTAGCAATGTGGTTGCACCCGCTACGCGGAGCACGTCACCTAAGAAAGTAAGACTTAAACAATCACAAGTTGCTATTGCGAAACGCCTTGGAATCCCGCTAGAAGATTACGCCAAACAGGCCGCTGCATTAATGAGGAACCAATAATGACCCAAAATAGACAAGATAGAGAAAGTGAAACTCGAGAGAAAAAAGTCCATAAGAAAGCATGGGTACGGCCAGAAACTTTGCCAACCCCTACGCCAGAAGCGGGCTATAAGTATCACTGGGTTCGAATCAGTACTTTGGGTCAAGCTGATACAGGTAATGTTTCAGCTAAATTACGTGAAGGATGGGAGCCAGTACGTGCAGATGCTCACCCTGAGATACTTTCTGATGAAGCTACCGATGGTCGCTTTAAGGACAATATCATTCAAGGTGGACTAATGTTATGTAAGGCTACTGTCGAAATGGTGGAGGAACGAAATGCCTACTATAGTAATCAGGCGGCCTCGCAAATTCACTCTGTTGATAACAGTCTTATGCGCGAAAATGATCCTCGTATGCCCCTATTTAACGATAGGAAGACGAAGGTTACTTTTGGCAAAGGCTAAACTTAAATTTTAGGAGTTAAAAATGGCTTATCCAACAGTCAACGCTCCCTACGGCTTTGAGCCAATTAACCGTATAGACGGTATGCCTTATGCAGGTGCCACTCGCCTTATTCCTATTGCGAGCACTTACAACACGGCTATTTTCTACGGTGACCTAGTTCAAGTTGTTGCGGCGGGCACAATCCAGAAGTTCACAGGCACCACTACGGGTTCTCCTGTGGGCGTTTTTATGGGTGTTCAGTACGTCAATTCATTGGGCCAGTTCACACCGGCGCAATTCTACCCCGGCACTAGCGTTACACAAGCTTTTGCTATCGTAGTTGACGACACTATGGCGGCATTTAAAGTTGCCGTAACTACAAATGGAAGTGTTATGTCTTCTGCGGCACAAGCTGCTGTGGGATCAAACATGTCTATTATACAGGGCGCCGGAAGTACCACTACAGGTAACTCTGGTATATCAGTACTAGCGGGTTCGGAGGCTGGCACAGCCGGTTTACCTATCCGTGTTATAGCTACTGTTGCTGAAACTTCCACTGCTGCTGATACTTTTGTTGAGCTGATCGTTAAGATCAACTTGCATCAGTACACCAACACAACCGGCGTATAGGAGACTAGCAAATGGCTATTTCAAGAGCGCAACTCCTTAAGGAGCTATTACCGGGTCTAAACGCCCTATTTGGTCTCGAATACGCGAAGTATGGTGACGAAGCTGCTGAGATTTTCGAATCTGAGTCTTCTGATCGTTCGTTCGAGGAAGAAGTTAAGTTGTCAGGCTTTAGTGCCGCACCTGTTAAAGGTGAGGGTTCCGCTATCGAGTATGACAATGCACAAGAAGCGTGGACGGCTCGTTATACAAACGAGACTATCGCAATGGGTTTCTCTATTACTGAGGAAGCTATTGAGGATAACCTTTACGGCTCACTTTCTGCTCGCTATACAAAGGCTCTTGCCCGCGCTATGGCTTACACTAAGCAAGTTAAAGGTGCCACAATCTTAAACGGAGCCTTTACCGGCCCTGTTTACGGAGATGGAGTAGTTCTATGTTCCACTGCTCACCCTCTTGTGTCCGGCGGTGTTAACTCAAACCGTCCTGCAATTGGCACTGATTTGAATGAGACTTCCTTAGAAGCCGCTATTATTCAGATTGCTGGTTGGACTGATGAGCGTGGTTTGCTAATCGCTTCTCAGCCTACTAAGTTAGTTATCCCACCAGCCCTGCAATTCGTTGCTACGCGCTTGTTGGATTCTGAGCTTAGGACTGCTACCGCTGATAACGACATTAACGCTATCAGATCAAACAGTGCAGTTCCGGGCGGTTATATGGTCAATCATTATTTGACTGATCCTAACGCTTGGTTCTTGATGACTGACGTACCTAACGGCCTGAAGCACTTTGTCCGTACTCCTATGCAAACAAGCATGGATGCAGACTTTGATACAGGCAACAGCCGGTATAAGGCTCGTGAGCGATACAGCTTCGGCGTATCTGACCCACTGGGCATCTTCGGCTCACCCGGCGCTACATAAGCAAAGGGTATTTAGATTGGGGGCTTCGGCCCCCTTTCTTTTGTTTGTACATCCTACAAATAAGTGGTATATACTGAGCGCATCCCGGGAATCATCCGGTGTTCTGACAGTCCCGGCTGACTACATGCAGACAGAACACCCCATCACTCGCATGTGAGGAATTTCAAAATGGCTAGAACCACATTCTCAGGCCCAGTCCGTTCGTTAGCAGGTTTCGTACCCGCAGGCGCTGGAGCACAGCAACTTTTCAACGCGGACAATACAACTACAGTACTTCGCTTGTTCCCTACTCCCGCCACTGATGCGGCTGGGAATCCTACAGGCGGTATTTTACCCGGTTATGCTGGAGTTGCTAATGTTTACAACTCCCCCAACGGAGCCGGTGCAGGGCAACTTACCCTACCACCAGTGCTTTCAGTAGCTCAAACCGATTCTACCGACCCTAACCAGCAAAACAATTTGGGCGCTAATATTAGTTTTGTTATGTCTTTCAACTTAGCTAACAACTTAGTTATCAAGCCTGCTGGAGCCGATGTATTTACAGGTTACATTCAGCAGGTAGATGCTAATGGCCTAACTACTACGTTCCTTGCCGATCCGAACGACACAACAATAACTTTTAACGGTGGCACTACAGGTGGTGACATAGACACACACATAAGCTTCACCTGCATTACAGCCGGTTTCTGGTTTGTTAAAGGTGTTTCTTTTGGCGCAGGTGCAGGTGCTGCTGCTACTCCGTTTAGCGCATAACATTAGCTTTTAAGGAGTAACTTATGGCTGATACAGCGGTAACACAGACCATCCAAGATGGTGGTCGCACGGCTATTATAAAGACGACTGTGGTTATTGGGGCGGGAACACCACCCCCTCCTCAAGAAGTTACCTTGGTGGACGTTTCAGCGTTAGCGGTTGATCCCATTACTAAGCGAGCTTGTACAGGAGTTACCCTACAAAAGGTAACTTTTGCCAGTGTAGGCGTTGCTGTAGAGCTACAGTGGAATGCAACTACTAACGTGCTTATCTTTGATTTCCCTAGAAATTGGACCGAGCAGTACGATTTCTCTGACTTCGGTATACCCAATAACGCGGGGACTGGCAAGAACGGCGACATCGTGGCACTTTCACAGGCTAATGCAACTACTCCCATAGCTCCGGGCGATACGTATACGTTCTTACTTACGGTTTCTAAAACCTATGGCTAAGCAGTTAAACAAAAAGGCTATGGCTTGTAATAAGCCGAAACGAACCTCTAGCCACCCTAAGAAGTCTCACGTAGTTAAGGCGTGTGCGGGTGGTAAAGAGAAAATTATTCGTTTTGGGGAGCAAGGCGCATCTACAGCGGGTAAGCCTAAGTCAGGTGAATCCGCTAAGATGAAGGCTAAGCGTAAGTCGTTTAAGTCTAGGCATGGTAAGAACATCGCTAAAGGTAAGATGAGCGCAGCTTACTGGGCTGATAAGGTGAAGTGGTAATGCCCAGTAAAACAAAGAAGCAAGCGCGTTTTATGGCAGCGGTAGCCAACAACCCTGACTTTGCTAAGAAGGCGGGAGTACCGCAAAACGTAGGACAAGATTTTGCTAATGCAGATAAAGGAAAAACTTTTAAGGAGGGCGGAATGCCTAGTTATTTTAAGAGTGCTAAAGGTAAACCCGGTAAGGAAGTAAAGAAGTACAACAAGGGCGGAGTAATGGCCCATGACAAAAAAGAAATACGTAATTTAAACGATGAGTCGTACCGCATCCGTAACAATACGGGTAGCAACGCGGCTTCAGAACGTCGTCGTATAGACGGTGAGCGAGATTACGAAAAACGCCAGATGGGCAGCTACAATAAGGGCGGTAAAGTAAAGCAGGGGTTTAATGCCAGATTAGATGACTCTATGGGCGCTAAAAATGGTAAGAAAACTCAAGGCATGGCTGCGAGACGTAATGAAAGCAAAGGCATGGAAAAAGCTATGGGCAAAGGCGCGTATTCTGGCGCTTCTACCATGATGGCTTCCGGCGGTAAGGTAAAGAAAGGAAGACGGGGTGACGGCCCAATTTTGCAACGTGGGTTTACACGCGGCGGTATGGTTTAAAATATTAATAGATAAGGAGAAATACTATGGAAACTGGACTATGGGGTGTACCCACAGCAGAAGAAGCAGCAGCGGCAGCAGCTAAGAAAGCGGCGGCAGCTAAGAAAAAAGCAGCTAAGTAGTGCTGAAGTGTCGGGGCATGGGTAAGATGAAACCCATTACTTTTAAGGAGGGCGGTACAACCAAAGATGATTGTTACCGCAAAGTAAAGGCATCGTATAAAGTCTTTCCTTCCGCCTATGCCTCCGGTGCTATAGCTAAATGCCGAAAGAAGAAAGCTAGTGGCCGTTCGTAAAACCGCCAAAGGCGCAGCCTTAAAGCGTTGGTTCAAGGAAGAGTGGGTAGACGTTCGCACCGGAAAACCTTGTGGACGTAAGAAAGGAGAAAAAAGAGGAACGCCTTACTGCCGACCAAAAAAGCGCGTTTCCAGTAAGACCCCTAAAACTTCTGGGGAAATGACGGCGGCAGAGAAGAAGTCTCGTATAGCGCAAAAGAAACGCTTGGGGCAACCGGCTGGCAAACCTAAACGAGTAGCTGCGCTTAAAAGGAAAAAGAAATAATGACTACTTCAGGCGTTG